ACCTGCTGGACCTTGCGGACCTGTATTGCCTATCGGACCCTGCGGACCCGTTGCTCCGGTATCGCCCTTGACGCCTATCGGACCCTGCGGGCCGACATCGCCCTGCGGACCAACCGGTCCAACATCACCCGTGTCGCCCTTGACGCCCTGCTGACCTTGCGGCCCCTGCGAGCCTGTCGGCCCCATTGGACCCTGATCGCCCTGCGGTCCCTGCGGGCCGGGGACTGTACTTGCCGAGCCGGTTGGCCCCGGTGGGCCAACCGATCCGCGCGGGCCGGGAATGCCCTGCGCACCCTGCGGTCCTTCCACACCTTCGCCGCCTTGCGGCCCCATCGGGCCTTGCGCCGGGACACCGATGACAATGACATCATCGACATCTTCGTACTGTGTTGTCATGCCATGCCCCCGGCCAGAGAACAGTGGACTTCATTTGCGGACTTCACCGTGTAGGACAGCGCATCGACGGCGTAGGGTGTGCTTGTCAAAAACGGTTTGACGCCACCGGGAAACTTGTACGCCAATCCCCATGTCGTAACGGTCCTGCCGCCCGCTGCATCCTGCACCAGATAGATCACGCCCTTCTGACCGGGCTTCGGGTTCAGTGGATTTGCCAACACGCGGCCCGCAGCACCGAGCGTCCAGACAAAATCAATCCCGGCATTGAAGTCCGGCGTGACCGTTGCTGCGTCAGTCAGCGGAACAGGCGCAGCCGCATCCCACACAGTCTGCGGCGAAATTGATTTCACCGCTGTTGAACTGGCGCGAAACTCGACCGCCGTGGCAAAAGCGGCTCTGGTGTCAACGTACTGTTTGGTGGCGGCCTGCATGTTGGTCGCCGGATCGGCAGCCAGCAGCAGCGGACCAAGCATCGTGTCGCCGCCGACACGAACCACCGCCACCCACGTTGCGTTGATCCTGCCGTAAGCGGCGTCATCGGTCGGCGCTTCCGGCACGTCACCGGACGGACCCTGTGGACCTACCGGGCCAGCAACGCCCTGCGGTCCTGCCGGACCCGTTGGACCCGGTATGCCTTGCGGCCCGACATCCCCCTGCGGCCCTTGTGGGCCGCCCGGTGCGCCGTCCTGACCTGCCGGACCTGTCGAGCCCTGCGGCCCCGGTGGTCCCGGCTGACCTTGCGCACCAAACGGACCCGGTATGCCTTGCGGGCCGGGTGGACCGGCAACACCGGCATCACCCTTCGGACCCATTGGCCCTTGTTCGGGGACCGCGACAATCTTGACGCTTGTCATCGTGTTGGCCCGTGTGTGTGCGTCAACGTCCCGCGAAAGATGTCTTCGCGCAAACCGTCAGGACGCAACAGGATCAAGCTGTGGACGTAATCGCCGGGTGGCATGTCGGCCATCTGCTCACGCCTGATGGTGATCTTGAAGATGTCAGCCGGAATACCGTCTGTCGTCGGGCTGCTCTGATACACGATGATGTCGCCATCATCGGTGCTGACCTCGACAAACACTTCGACATCGTCCGGCTGTTTGCGCACCATCATCAGCAAACCATGATCGGTGAAATCGAACGGTACACCGTTGATCACCCACTGGAAGGCGCGGGAGAAGTCGGCGTCAGAGAACGTGTTGATCTGGACCTCTGCTGCTTCCGCCATTGATGCCTCACAGGTGTGCGTAGTAGTCGGCGTCCAAATTGAAGTCTGGTGCGCGCTGGCAGACGACCCACGCCCCGTTTCGCCAGACAGGAAACAGTCCGCGGCCGCAATGTGGCGGCGGCACGGTTGTCGTATTCCCCGGCATCAGAATAATTCCCGGCGCGCGTGGATCGGCGTCCGATATGTCAAGCAGACGAACGCCTGTGTAGACGCCAGTGTCGTAGTCGAATGTGAACACCGGAAACATCCGTCAGCCATCCACGATGCACGGCATCAACGCGCAGTTGCGCGGGCGCGTCTCTGGTCCGCCACCCGAGCCTGAAAGATTGATGGCGGAGGTGATGCGGTTTTCCCGATGCACCCACCCGGTCGGCCATGCTGACGGCCAAATCGACACTGGCGGTTTGAGGTCTTGATACGGAGCAACCCATCCAATTTCGACATAGCCATAGGACACTTGATCAGGTTGCGTTCCCGTCACGGCAAGCCAGTTGTTGTAGCCAACATCGCGCGCCCGCACGGTGCCGGGTGACACGTCCGGCCAGCCGCCACCCTGCACGTTGTACGCCTCGTAGCGCGGATTGGTGAACGTCAATTCTGCATTCTGCACATAAGCGTTCGCATAGTTCGGGGGCAGCACTGGAGGCGCACCACCGACCTGACTGCTGCCCATATTCATCGGGCCAAAGCTGGCCTTCGGATTGATGAGATCAACGATGCCAGACATGGCCAGCGTTCCCACAATATCGCTTTGCTGCGTACCAAGCACCCGGCTTGCATCAATGCCACGCGCATCATCAAAGAAGCGCATGAACTCACCACGAAAATCAGGCACACGAAACGTAGTCGTGCCGTCACCGCGCGAAAACGCCGTCCAAGAATGATTGGCAGAGTTCGTCCATATTCCTTCATCAACGATGCGCCCACTGGCATTGGCGTAGGCCCATAGGCCGGGATGCTCCAGCCGCAGAAGTGTCGCGCCGTTCAGCTTCAATGTGCCGGGGATTGCCGTGCTGCCGGGTGACAGGATGATGCTGCCGACAGGACCAAGCCCAACCGCCTTCGGGATCAGGCCGGAAAACTGGAACGACCCGGCAGCGGCAGAATAGATCAGCAACATGATCTGATCGTGTACCGCATCGCCCGCTTGCAGCGGCTGTCCATTGCCGCGCACGATTGGCACCGGAGCCAGCGCGTTCACCTTGATTGTCGATGGGCCGGTAATGTCATTGACCACCCGCACCTCGACTGTCGTCCCCGCCACCAGCGCCGTGATCGATGGCACAAAGCTGGCGATCAGTGCATTGGGCGTGCCGGTGTCAACGGCGAACGGGATGTTGATGAAGGTATTTGTGCCGGGGCCACCACCGCCAGCCCCGCTCGAATACGGATTGAACTCCCAATAGCCGCTGTCATTCCACACCGCCTCGAACATCACGCCTGCCTTGACCTCATCGGCGGCAAGCTCCGATCCGTCCGCGTGACGAAGCGCGTGTTCTGCGCCATCGACCGATAGCAGCGTGTGGCCGGTGTTGTTGACCAGCGCCTTGACGCGCAGCGGCATCCCCGGCGTCTGCGTGTTGCTGATCGGCGGATCAAACTCCACCGCAATCGTATTTGGATTGCCGCCATCAACCGCCAGCGCGTAGTTCATGCGCTGGCTGCGCACAGCGAACAGAAGCTGCGTCAGGCTGGCGTTGTCGGAGACTTGATTTGCGGCCTCGATCACCGCAACAAGTTCGCGCTGTGGAAACTCCACGGCCTCTGCCGGGATAATCGAGCCTTGCCGCCCGACACTCGGATCACCGTTGATGTACGCTGCTTCGGGATCAGTGATGCCATACGGTTGGTTGTACTTCATGTCCTATCCCTTCAGGGTGTGCCCGCCATCGGGCCACCGGTCTGCAAGCCTGAATAATCAAAAACGATCTGCGTGTGTGCTGGTTTGATGCGCTCCAGAAAACACGGCACTTCATCCGCAACGCCGATGATCAGGTGCGGATCGACACCGACCTCGCCGCCGATTGGTCCTGTCCGAAACCATTGTAGCTTGGCGTCACCGACACCGATGGACCAGTAGAACCGCATCTCAGGCGGCCCGAGAAACCAGCGCATGGCGTCCGGCTGACCGCCTGCCGCGACTTCATCCTCTGAAGTGTCGCCCACCTTCGACACACCGCACATGTACGGCGCGTACTCCTTAATGCTGATCGAGTAGCCCAGCCACGACATCACCTCGACAAAGAAGGCGCGCGATTGCCCGCCCAGCAGCGTCATCTTCAGCATCAGGATGCGATGGCGCTCCGACAGCGATGTCTGCGTACCGAAAAAACATGGATCGGGCAGACCCCAATTGCGTTCCCAATCAGGAAACATTTCGACTGCAATGCGCGGGTCGGCCTCAATCTCCAGAAAGTCCGCCGCGCGGCTGTCGACAAATCCCCAATATTTGCACAGGCCGGTGACAGCCTTGACCAGCGTACTGCCCAGCGCACGCGGCCACGCATGACCAGAGCGCCGGATGTGCCGGTCAGTCATAGACGACACTCCCCAGCACGGCCATGTGACCGGGCGACGGCATGACATCGTCCTCGTTGTTCGCCATGTGGAACGACACGATGCCGGGGGTACTCATGATGGCGAAGTTTTTCCACGCGGCAAAAATCGTCTGTCCCGGCGCAGCGTACAGCCGCAGCATGGTCTTGATGCTCACTTCGATTTCGCCGCGCATGGTGTCGTTGTCGGGCACCAGTTCGTCGATGACGCAGGTGATGTACTGCTTGAGTGGTGCCACCACGAAAAAGTCCTTCACCGCAACCGGGCGCTTGGTGTTGATGTAGAGCGCAACCGCGTCGACATCCTCCTGCAACGGGAAGCCGTCATTGTCGGCGCGCAAATCATCCATCATGAAGCGCACCGTCACGGTGCCGATGCCCATCTCGCTTGTCGCCCATGCGCGCGTCACACCGGGCACCGCCAGCGCCCATGCCTCGTAGTCGTAGGCCGCGCCACCCATCGGCGGCTGCTGGATGCGGCGCAGGACGCGCTCGCGCAATTGTTCGTCTGTTTCCGTATCGACGCCGCCGCCCATGCCGCCGATGAGCGTTGCACTGGTGACGCCGACAACCGGCACCACGATGCCCAGCGGATCATCATCTGGCGTATTGCCGACAGTCCCCGCCGTCAGGGCGACGGCCTTCGCCGTACCGCCCGTCGCACTGATCACGGCATCTGCTGTCGTCTGGTACTGCACACTGACGCCAGTGAGAACCATCCCGGCAGGAGCCACCGCGCCAGATAGGCCGGTGAACAGGACGTTGCCGTGCGCGTAGGTCGCGGCCTTGCGCCCTTTCGATCCATCGGCATTGACCAGCCAGATTTCACCATGCCGGTCGAGCCATTCGGTTTCTGCCGTGTCGGGCAACAATTGCAGCGACAGCCAATCGATATACAGCAGCGTCAGGTGCGTCAGGCCGGACATCGCATCGGAGATGATGCGCAGCACCGAGTTCGGGATCATCACCTTTGCGCCAAGCTGCGTCAGCACATAGTCCCGCGTGGTCTTGCGGACATCCTTCAGCGTTGGCGTGGTCCACGGCATCAGCGTCTCCCAAGCTCATCCCATAATTCAGAATACCGAAGCTCGATTGCAGTCTGCGGGCCGCGATAGACCATAACGCCGACATCGATGCGCTGCGTGTCGATCTGCTCGCCGGTCACATCGATGCGCGAGGCAATGCGCTGCTGCGTGAATGGCTTCATCGCCGCGCGGGTGTAGCTGATGGCGCGGCCAACGGTTGAGCCTTCGCGCGACAGTGAGCCGGTGATCTTCGCCCGCTCCAGCAGCCACAGCTTGCAGCCGACCGGCCAGCCGTTCCAGATTTCCTCGGCGTCCCTGTCGCCCCACCAACCTCGCCGGTCTGTGGCGTCAAGGTCCGGCAGCACATCGCTGACGCCAGCGAGGCTGTCAGACCCCAGCGCGACGATCATTGCCGACTGCAAGTCAAGCCCGTCGACCAGCAGGTTGAGGTCTGACAACAGCCAATCGAGTTCGACCGCATACTTGAACGGCTTGTGGTCGGCCAGTTGCAGATAGCGGAGGTCGCTGCTCATGACGGCTCTC